GGAGGATGTTGATGTTCAATATCCAACAGGTGCATCTATTTTTACTGGCTCTTCTCCCAATTTTTCCAATCTTGCTGTTAAATTAGCAAGTGGAAAGATGACAGATGAAGAAGTTCGTGAGATGTATTCTTCCGGTTCCTATAAAAAGAAACCCCCGCGTATCTTTGCGCAGTCGAGTCTAGAATTAACTCAACTCAAAAATAACAATTCAACTTCTTCTGGAATAGGGAAAATTTCAGAAGGTCTTTCAACTTTATCTCGAATTCCAATTATCGGTAATCTTTTTACAAAACCTGCGTGGATTTCTGCTCAGGCTGCAAATATTTTCAAGCTTTTAGGTTATTCAAAACCAACAGTTCAAGGCTTACCTTGTGAATCAAAGTTGCGTGGTCAAGTTCGAATGGCAAATTATGATGGTGCTGACACTTCACATAAGTTGGCTCTATCTTCATCAAATGAAATAGAAACTAAAAGTGGTTTGTCTGGAACTTCTTCAGATGAAATGGCACTTTCTCATGTTCTCTCAATTCCCAACTTTTGGGATACTTTTACTTGGTCTTCAACCGGTACTAGTTCTGAGACTGGTACAATTTTGTGGGATAATTACGTAACTCCAATGAAAATTAAAAATTATTCGTCGACGATAACTGATAGATTTAGAACAACCCATATGGGTTATGTAGCAAATAGTTTTGGTATGTGGCGTGGTAGTATAGTTTATACATTTAAGTTTGTTAAGACGCAATACCATTCAGGTAGATTGCGCATTAGTTTTATACCCTTTTATTTTAATACGACTATTTCAACGGGAACACCCGATGTATCTAAGACTCAAAAAATGATTGTTGATTTGCGAACCTCTACTGAAGTATCTTTCACAGTTCCATACATTTCGTCTCGCCCTTGGATGTATTGCATTCGACCAGAATCACAATGGTTGGGTGATGATAATTCCTTGATGTACAATGCTGTAACAGGTATTGTTAGAGTTGAGGTGTTGAACAAATTGGTTGCTGCCAATAATGTACATTCTAGCATTGATACTATTGTTGAAGTTCATGGAGGTCCTGATTTGACGTTTGCTAATCCAACTTGTCCTTCGTACGTTCCTTATGGTGGGGCACTTACAGCTTTGGCTGAAGAGCGTTCTGCTAATGAGATTCGTCAGGAGTATGAAGTTGTGCGACCAAAAGCACAAATGTCATTAATGGGAGTGAATGAAGCTATACCTCGAAATGAAGCTCAGAAAGGTATTCACCCTCCTTCTATTGATACTCATGAAATTGATGCAAATTGGTCTCCTGAGGCTCATTGTGTTGGTGAAAAAATTATGTCTATTCGTCAGTTAATTAAGCGATTTGGTA